ATGACGAACACACACAAAACTTCTTCGAACCCTGATGACCTCGCGGCCATGACCGGCCGCCTGCGTGAGCAGATTATCGAGGCTCAGAGCCTGCTCGAAACTGGCGATATCAAAGGCGCCGAAGCTCTCGGCAAGGCGACATTGCAACTGATCCGCGCTGTAGAGGCGCAGGTCAAACTTGAGGAGTCCCGTAAAACCGAAACGCGCGAAGGGGTATTCTATGCCAAAGAGGATATCGAGGCTGCGCGAGCTGAACTCCTGCGCCGACTGGATCGCATCGCGGCGACCATCCGTCCGGAAGAAATGGGCGGCATGTCTGCCTGATGAGCTGGTTTCGGATATTCTCTGTCTATGGGTGTTCTGGGCGCGCAGCGACCAGTTGCCGCCGCATGGGCGTTGGCGAAGCTGGCTCTTTATGGGCGGGCGCGGGGCAGGCAAAACGCGCGCTGGCGCTGAATGGCTGGCGGGCGAGATTCGTGCAGGTCGCGCAAAGCGTATCGCGCTTGTGGGGCCGACCATGAATGATGTGCGTGAGGTGATGATTACCGGCGAAAGCGGGCTGGCATCCATCGGTGCACACGGTGACCGACCGGAATATGAGGCCTCCCGTCACCGGCTTGTCTGGCCGAATGGCGCGGTTGGCTACGCGTTCTCTGCTGAAGAACCGAAACGCCTGCGTGGGCCTCAATTTGATGCCGCATGGGTGGACGAAGTGGCCGCCTGGAATAATGCAGCTGCGACATGGGACATGCTTCAATTCGGCTTACGCCTTGGTGACACGCCACGGCTGGTCGCAACAACGACGCCGAAGCCCGTGCCCATCGTGAAGCGCCTGCTGGCTGATGAAAGCTGCGTCGTGACGCGTGGAGCAAGCGCGCTCAATGCTGCCAATCTGGCGTCCGGCTTCGTTGAGGCGATGCGTGCGCAGTATGGCAGTGGCACACTTGGTCGGCAGGAGCTGGACGGAGAGCTGGTGGAGAACCGTGATGGCGCTCTCTTTGCGTTCTCCACGATTGATGCGAGCCGTGTGAATACAGTGCCGGAACTGGACGAGATCATCATCTCGGTTGATCCGGCTGTGACCTCTCACAAAGGTTCTGATGCCTGCGGGATTATCGCCATCGGCCGGGCAGGGCATGACGCTTTCGTTCTGGCAGATGCCACTATGCAGGGCATGCCTTCAACCGTGTGGGCGCCGCGCGTGGCGGAACTGGCCGAAGCCTTTGATGCGGACGCTATTCTGGCTGAGAGCAATCAGGGCGGTGAGCTGGTGCGTGATGTCATCGCGCAGACCGGAACAGGCCGCGTCGTGAAGCTGGTCCATGCGAGGCTTGGCAAGAAGTTGCGGGCTGGCCCCGTCGCCGCGCTCTATACCGCGGGCCGTGTCCATCATGTCGGCGACTTCAGGGAGTTGGAAGACGAGATGGTCGGGTTCGGGTTTTCAAATGACAGCCCGAACCGTCTCGACGCGCTGGTGCACGGCGTCACCCATCTATGTCTGGCGCGAGGCGCGCCGCGAATTTCCCGTATCTGAGGGCAAAGCAATGTTCTGGAATAAGCAAAAGAACAAAACGGAAACAAAAAGTCTTGTTGCGCTGTCTGGCGTGCTTGACGCGCAATGGGAGACGACATCTCCCGCGCGGCTTCTCGAAGCGGGTTTCAGGCAAAATCCGGTCAGCTATCGTTGTATTCGGATGGTGGCCGAAACCGCCGCCAGCGTGCCACTGCGCGAGGATTGCGAGCTTTGCGAAGTTGACGCGGCTTATCTGCGTTTGCTGCTCGAACGTCCGCAGGCTGGCGAAACCGGTCAGGCGCTTCTGGAGGCCGTGTATGGTGACCTGCAAGTCTCCGGAAACGGCTTTTTGGAAATGGTGCGCGGCGCAGATGGCGGCGTAGCTGGCATTCAGCGTGTGCCGCCCGCTGCAGTGGAGCCACTGAAAGAAGGCGGCGGGTATTCCATCCGCACGCGCGGCGGGCGACGTATCGTACGCAATGACGCTTCCGGCTGGTCGCCGCTTTTGCATCTGCGCGCGTTGGACCCTTCTGCGCGGGCTATGGCGATGTCTCCGCTTGAAGCTGCCGCTCGCGCCGTAGAAATCCATAATGCAGGCTCCAACTGGGCCAAGGCGCTCATCGACAATGCCGCAAGACCTTCGGGTGCGCTGATCTATGGACGCGACGGGGCACACCTTACGCCCGATCAGTTCCAGCGTCTGAAAGAGCAGCTGGAAGAAGCCCATAGCGGCGCAAGGCACGCTGGTCGCCCTATGCTGCTGGAAGGCGGCCTCGACTGGAAACCGATGGGGCTGACGCCTACGGATATGGACTTCATTCAGGCCCGCCGGGAAGCGGCTCGTGAGATCGCGCTTGCCTTCGGCGTCCCGCCTATGCTGCTCGGCATTCCGGGCGACAATACCTATTCGAATTATCGCGAAGCGAACCTCGCCTTCTGGCGGCAGACAGTCCTGCCGCTGGTTCAGAGAACGGCTCGCGCGCTTGAAGACTGGATGTCCGGCGTCACGCGTGACCGTGTTCGCCTGAAGCCTGATCTGGATGCGGTGCCAGCTCTGGCGCCTGAGCGTGAAGCGCTCTGGAACCGGCTGAATGGCGCAGATTTTCTGAGCCTTGATGAGAAGCGCGAGATTGCAGGGCTGCAGCCCCGGGAGGCGTCTCATGCTGATTGAGGGGCTGGCCTCGGTTTTCCTTGAAGAAGACCAGTCAGGAGACCGTGTGCGGCCGGGCGCATTTGCGCAAAGCCTGAAGCGGCAGCGGGCCGTGCCCATGCTGTGGCGACACCGTTCCGGCGCAGTCGCAGGCGAGTGGACGAGCTTTCGCGAGACAGGGCGCGGCCTTGAAGTGCGCGGGCTTATTAATGGTGAGAAACCTTTCGGGAAACTGGCGCTCGGCCAGCTGAAGTCCGGCTTGAACGGGCTCTCAATTGGCTTTCGGCCACGGCGGTGGCGCATGCGGCCCGATGGTGGCCGTGACCTCATCGAAGTCGATCTTGTCGAAGTCTCACTCGTCGCAAATCCGATGGCAAAGAACGCCAGATTTCACGCGGTTTAGAGGCGCGTGGCGTCGCCTTTCGAGCAACTACAAAAAAAGGAGATCCATATGGAAACCGAACAATCCCCGGACACGTCTGCTCTGGAAGCGCAGCTGCTGGCCGAATTCGAAGCCTTTAAAGTGGCGAATGACCAGCGCCTTTCGGCAATGGAGGCTAAAACGGCTGATGTGTTGCTCGATGAAAAAGTGAGCCGCATCGACAAATCGCTCAGTGAAACGAAATCCGCCCTCGACCGGATCGCGATGAAAGCATCTGCGCCGGTCGTGGATGAGGAGGCCCAATCTGTGCCTCAGGGCTGGAGTGACTATTTGCGCTCGGGTGATGAGCGAGGCGTGTCTCGCCTTGATTTGAAGTCTCTCAATTCAGGCACAGAGAGCGAAGGCGGGTATCTCGCGCCGCCGCAGCTTGATCGTCTGATTGAAGCGCGACTTCTTGCGGCGAGCCCGATGCGTCAGATCGCAACGGTCCGCCAGACGAGTGCAGGCACGTTCCGCAAGCCTGTCAGTCTTGGCGCGAGCGCGGCATGGGCTGCAGAAGAAGGTGCACGCAGTGAAACGGCAGCGCCGACGCTGTCGCTGCTCGACTTTCCAGCTGCTGAACTCTATGCCATGCCCGCAGCCACGCAGGCGCTGCTCGATGACGCCTTTGTCGATGTAGATGAGTGGCTGGCGGATGAAGTTCAGGACGCATTCTCTGCGCAGGAAAATGCCGCCTTCATCACAGGCACGGGGACGAACCAGCCCAAGGGCTTCCTCAACTATACGCAGGTTGCTGATGCGAGCCATGCCTGGAACCAGCTTGGCTATATCGCGTCCGGTGCCGCAGGCGACTTCGCGACGAATATGGAAGTCGAGAAACTTCTCGACCTCATCTATGCGGTCAAACCGGGCCTTCGGGCGAATGCGCGTTTCGTCATGAACCGGCGTACTCTGTCTGCGCTGCGTAAGGTCAAAGACAGCGATGGTCGTTATATCTTCGCGCCGGGCATGGGCGGTGAAGCGGCGAGCCTGCTCGGCTTCCCGATCACCGAGATTGAGGACATGCCGGACATGGCTGCGGATGCAACGCCGATTGCCTTTGGTGATTTCCGTAAGGGCTATCTTATCGTGGACCGTCAGGGCGCGCGCGTGCTTCGTGATCCGTATTCGGCCAAGCCTTATGTCCTCTTCTATACGACGAAGCGTGTGGGCGGCGGCATCCAGAACTTCGACGCCATCAAGCTGCTGAAGATGGCGGTGTCTTAGGGTTTAAGTTTGCTCGAACGCGAGTCCTCACTCCGTTCGGGCGTTCTGCGCCTTCGCTTTGCTCGTGTGTAGCACCACACCAGCGGCTGCGCAGGCGCAGGTCGACTGAGCCATAGGCGAAGAACCAGACCGAGCTAAGGCAACTACTCAACATGAACTTAAAAACACTAACGCCGCCAAGCGGTGAACCCTTGCCTTTGGCCGACGCTAAGGCGTTTGCACGGATCGGGGCAGACTTTGATGATGCCCTGATTGGCAGGCTGATCGCAGCAGCTCGGGCACGCATTGAGGCGGAAACCGGCATGGCGCTCAGGCGTCGTACGCTTCGCCTGACGATGAATGACTGGCCGCTATACGTGCTGGAACGCGGTGGCTTGCGGCTACCTATGCGACCGGCGGCTGGGCTTCTCGCTGTCCGGCTCACAGACGGTGAAACCAGCGAGGATGTGACCTCATCTTTCGAACTGGAGGCCGGTTTGTCGCCGCGCCTTGTCACCAAACCGTTCGGCGCATGGGTGTGGCCACGGACTATCCACCAGAAGATCGAGATCGACTGGGAAGCGGGCTTCGATACCGCCTCTGACGTGCCTGAAGACCTTGTCCACGCGATGAAACTGATCGTGGCCTTTGTTTATGAGCAGCGCGGCAATCCGGCGGTGTCGGCACACGAAGACCTCAGCGTTCGCCTTGAAGCAGCGCTACGTCCCTGGCGCGAGGTGCAGCTATGAGCCACGCTAAACCGCTTGAAGATGAAGTCATCCGCGTTCTGAGTGAGGCCGGTGACATGCAGGAATCCTTCGGCACGCCTGTCCGCATTCTGAATGGAGAAGAGGGCCGGGCGGCCTTTCCATTCCTGCGGCTCGCGCGACACGAAATCCGTGATGATGGCCAGCTTAGCGATCACCGGCTGAGCGTTGAAATCTATTCCCGATCAGGTGGCCGCGCGGAAGCTAATCGCCTGATCGCGCTCGTCGCAGATGCATTACGCGCAGCTGAACTGTCGCCAGAGGGGCAGTCGCTGGTGGTGTTCTATCCGGTGTTTTCTGATGTGTTTCTGCGTGCAGACGGCACGACATTTCGCGGCCTTTTGCGGCTGCGGGCAATCACTGATGAAGCTTAGAAAAAAAGTGGCCCGTCGAGCGCAAGTTGGGGGGGGGAGGGGAGCGCTCAGACGGGCCAGATGTTGCGGTACGGGCGGCCGCAAACTTTGGGGAAGTCCATGTGGGACAAAGACACAACACGCGAGCTGAACTCCGGTTCCCAGAAAATCGAATAAAATTTTAAATGGAGAAATTTTGATGGTGGCACAGGCCGGTCAGGACGTTCTGATCAAGCTGGAAGATGGTTTGATTTCAGGTAATTACATCGCTGTTGCGGGCGTTCGGGCGAAAACAATCCAGCTGAATGCCGGAGTGGTAGATGCAACTCATACGGGCAGCTCGGGAGGCTGGCGCGAATTGCTCTCTGGTGCAGGCGTGAAATCTGTTCGCGTCTCCGGCTCGGGCGTGTTTCGCGATGAGGCCTCTGATACCCGTATGCGCAATGTTTTCATGTCGCGCGAGGCCGGGAACTGGAAGCTGATCATTCCCGATTTCGCGGAGCTTACAGGCCCGTTTCTGATCTCGCAGCTAAGTTATGCAGGCGACTTCGATGGCGAGGCGACCTTCGCTCTGACGCTGGAAAGCGCAGGCGAAGTCAGCGTGCTCGAAGTTTAGACCAGCTATTTGCTTTTGTTTCCCGCTTCACTCCGTTCTCGCGATGAAACGGCCTCAAGGCTGCGCGCATGGAGCATCACAGGAGCGACTGCGTAGCGACACAAGGAAAAATCAATGAACCCCCAACGTGGAGAAACCGCCATCGAGATTGATGGCGAGACGAGAAAGCTTTGCCTGACGCTTGGCGCGTTGGCAGAGATTGAAAGAGGTCTGGGCTGTATGAGCCTGAAAGACCTGACCATCCGGCTGAAATCAGTCTCAGCACATGATCTGATCATCCTGCTTGCAGCGCTTCTGCGCGGCGGCGGCGAAGCAGACCTTGCCGGTCGGGTGCGCGAGCTGGCGATTGAGCCGCAAACCGCCCTGAAGGCCATCCTCTCATGCTTTGGCAAGGCGACCGAGTGAGCGGGCAGGGCTTTCCCTGGGCGCGGCTTTTACAGGCCGCTCTGAGGCTCGGCCTTGCCCCCGACGCATTCTGGAAGCTCTCGCTCCGCGAATGGCGTCTCATCACCGCAACAAAATCAGAGGGCGGCTTCGGGAAGAAAGATCTCTCCCGTTTGCTCGCCGCCTTTCCCGATAAGGAGTAGCCCATGGCTGAAACAGAAAGCAGGCAGGTGTTCGATCTGTCGGGTGCGCTGGACGATCTGTTCGAGTTTGAAACCACGCTGAAAGCCGTTTCGGACGTAGAGGTCCCTGATGCAGCGGATGCTATGGCGCTGGCGTTTGAAGATGCCGGTGAGCGTATCGAACAGGCGCTGGCGCGGGCGGCCCGAACAGGTGAGGCGAACTTCGAAAATCTCGTCTCCTCTATTCTGGCAGACCTTGCGCGGCTGGCGGCGAATGCTGTGCTTGATCAGGTGTTTTCGCAAGCCATCGGAGGTGTGGCGCAGGCTGCGCCCGTCGCGATCAATGTCACCATGCCGGAAGGCTCTGACGCGGCAAGTCTGATCTCGGCGCAGGGGCAGATTGCGTCTGCTCTGGGTCAGGCCATCGCCTCGGGGAGCCGTTGGTCATGAGCGGCGTTGCGAATGAGGTGTTTGCGCCGCCGCTGGGCTTTCAGACAAGCGGTGGTCCTTTCTGGCAGACGGGCATTGTTCCACTGGCGAGCGGCAGTGAGACGCGCAATGCGCGCCGCGCTCGCCCTTTGCGGCGATGGTCTGTGATGGGGGTGCCTGTATCCCGCAGCGACGCCGATCAGCTGATCCGGTTCTTCAATGCGCGATCAGGTGCCTTTCAAGGCTTCCGGTTTCGCGACCCATTCACTTCGCAGTCGGCAGAGATAATAACGCCGTCTGATCAGCAGATCGGAACAGGAGACGGTGTTACTACGCAGTTTCAGCTCGTTCTGGATGATGGTGCGTCGGCACTGCGCACGATAACGCGCCCCGTAACAGGCAGCATCCGCGTCGCCATCGATGGCGTTGAGTCTGAAGCGTTTACAGTTGATGACACGGCGGGCGTGATGACTTTCACTGCTCCGCCAGCCAATGGCGCAGTTATCACAGCGGGTTTCAGCTTCGATACGCCTGTGCGCTTTGATCAGGATACGCTGGAGATCAGCCAGACCAATACTGGTGCGTTTCAGCTGGTCCGGTTGACGCTGATCGAATTGCAGGAGGGCGCCAATGCCTGACCTGACAGCCGAACAGCTGAGCCATTTTCAGGGCGCGATAACGCTCTGCTATTGCTGGCAATTGCAACCGCGTGACGGTTCGCAAACCATTCGCGTGACCGATCATGACCGGGCCGTGACTTTCCGTGGTGAGAGCTGGCAGACCGGGCTTGTGATAGAAGCCTCTGTGTTTCGGCACACACTGTCTCTGTCGCCTGAGCCGCTTGATCTGAAAGGCGGGCTTGAGGCCGATGGCATCGCTGCGGACGACCTGAAGGCGGGCGTTTGGGATGGAGCGAAGGTCAGTGTGTATCGTGTCGACTGGCAGGCAACCGATCAGGGCGTCTGGCTCTGGTCCGGCTATATCACTGATATTCGCGAAGAGGGCGACCGTTTCGCCATTGGCCTTGCGTCGATCAAGTCCGATCTGGAGCGCACCTCCGACCGCGTCTTTAGCCGAAGGTGCGATACAGTGTTTGGCGGGGCAGCCTGTGGAGTGGATGTAGAGTCCGCGCCTCAGCCTGAGTGCGACAAGCGGTTCGCAACCTGCCGCGATGTCTTTTCAAACGCCGTGAACTTTCGCGGGTTCCCTCATATGCCGGGCAATGATGCAGTGATTTCCGGTCCGGGCGAAAAGCGGGACGGTTCCTCACGGGGGATTGAGCGATGA